AAAATAACAAAAAGGCCACCAAGGAAGCGGAATCTGAGGCTAAGAAACTTGCTAACCAGCAGGAATCAGTAGCCCAAAAACTAGCCAACTTGAAGCAGCAATCAGAACTCGCTGCTGGCTCAACGCAGGAGTTAAGCCGGGAGCAGGCAGTATTACAGGCTCAGCAATCACTAGGTAAGGGAGCCACCCAAGAGCAAATTGCCCTTGCCGGTAAATACCGTGGAGAAATATGGGATACGGCTAATGCCCTCAAAGCCCAGGCTGCGGCAGAAAAACTGCTCCCTGAAGCCAGAGAGAATGCGTCTTACCAGCAGGATGTTAAAGATCTGCAAACTGCACTGGCCGCCAAAAAAATCACTCAGCAGCAGTACAATCAGACCAGTGAGCAACTGGAGGCTCAGCACCAGGTTAATCTGGCTAAGATACGCGCTCAGCAAACTGTAAGCCCCATGCAGGAAGCTCGGGGGCAGATTGACCCTGTCCAACAGCTGGCTAATCAGCATGCTCAGGAGTTGGCTCTCATCCAGCAGTTCGAAACGCAGAAGGGGCAGATAACCCAGCGCGGTCTTGAACTGATGAATGCCGCTAACACTCAGTACGAACAACAGCGCATAGCGGCGCAGTGGGAGATATGGAGGCAACAAAACGCAGGATATGAGGTAGCTGCTGCGGCATTTGATTCATTTGCAGGAAACGCCTCTAATGCCCTCACTGGCATACTCACTGGCAGTATGTCTGTCAGCGAAGCCATGAGCTCACTCGGATCAACTGTCCTAAACAGCGTTATCAACTCCTTTGTCCAGATGGGAGTTGAGTGGTTGAAGTCTGTAATTATGGGGCAGGCTGGAATGACCGCCGCTTCTGGAATGGCTATTGCGCAAGGGCAACTAATAGCCGCATCCATGGCTCCGGCTGCTGCAATGACCTCCCTTGCCACGGCTGGCGCTAACGCTATCCCCGCTCAGGCAGGAATAGCTTCAACAGTTGGCATGGCGCAGGCCCTTTCAATAGCGGGCGCGCGGTACAACGGCGGCCCGGTATCAGCCGGCGGCCTGTATCAGGTCGGCGAGAAAGGTAAACCAGAGATTTACCAGGCCAGCACCGGCAAGCAGTACATGATCCCTGGCGATAACGGGAAGGTCATCAGCAATAAGGATATGCAGTCAGGAGGAGGGGTCAGCGTGCAGGTGAACGTCATCAACCAGTCTACCGGCGCCACCGTTCAGAGTGCCAACGGCTACATGCAGGACGGTAGTGCGGTGGTGGACT